ATCCCGCAGGACGGTACTCACGATCAGGGAAAACCACTTGATCGTTTGATTGAGCGTCAGAGGGAATTGAGAGTCAAGAATCGACCACCTGGTGATACCCATAAGGGGAAATCATCTGGTCGTGCACTGTCTCGAGAGACTTTCGGATTGTTCTCTTTCGATTTGTCGTCCGCGACGGATCGTTTACCGCTGGTCTTCCAGAAAATGCTCCTTTCGCCTATTTTAGGGGCGTGGGGAGCAGAAGTATGGGGATCCCTATTAGTTGCCCGGGACTACCTTTATACCCGAAAAGATGAATTCGGACTTAAGGGTGGTACTGTTCATTACAGAACAGGTCAACCAATGGGGGCCCTATCTTCCTGGGCCATGTTAGCGTTAACTCACCATTGCATAGTGCAGTGGGCCTGGTATCGGGTGTGCAAGAAGGGCTTCGGAATATGGACTTGGTACCGAGACTACGCCGTCCTTGGGGATGACGTAGTAATCTTGGGACGCCAAGTAGCCAAGGAGTATGTTAAGTTGATGACCGCATTAGGCGTTCAGATATCGATGCATAAATCCTTGGTTTCTACGACCGGGTTGGGACTCGAGTTCGCCAAGCGGACTTACCTTAGAGGTGAGGACGTAAGTGCGGTACCTCTTCCAGAGCTCCTCGTAGCAGGGCAAAACATGCCTGCTCTGATGGAACTTTGTCGGAAGTATAAAATGACTTTAGGACAGTATTTGTCTTTCTTAAAGTTTGGTTATCGAGCCAAGGGGGGAGCGACAGCTCACCTTTGGAGAATCTCAAAACGGTTGAGAAACTACTTGGTTGCTTTCTATTCTCCATCCATGCCCGCCAGCCCTGGACTGGTTCAATGGTTATCTATGCGCACAATAGGTAGCTATTACAAGTCTAGTAAGGCGAAAATGGATGCACTTCTCAACCAATTGATCGTGAATGAGCGAAAAGCTCTTCTCGAGATATTGGATAGACTGGCTCCGCTCGTTTCGGAAGCGAAGCGATTAGGGACAGTTTATAGAGATCGCGAGCATTACGGTACGGCGTCTAGAGGTATCGACCGGACATACTATCATCCTTCAATGTCAATCACTGTCCCTCAGGACGTGGTTGACTCGTTGAATGAGACTGTGTACCGGGAGGCATTTCTGGATACCGTAGCGGATGCAAGAGATTTGAGAGCCAAGGTGGAAGAGCTAGAGGTGGCTGAGATAACCACTCTCGAAGGTCTTTGGGACGATCTCGCAAAATTGCGAGAGAATCTCGGTGCGCTACCTTTGCCTCGGTCGTTGCACATCGCTGCAGGAATTAAACCTGTAAGTGCGGTGAGCTCTGATTTGGGGCGCTGGAATGCGTACTCACGCATATTCCGCTCCACTAAGTCTAGTGTATCTAGCTAGAAGGTTAAGCCTGGAAGAGGCTTGTGACGTGGTCAGGTGAGATTGAATCCTAGGATTCAAGTCCTTGTCGCCAGGACGGCATTACTGGGATATACCTTCTCGCTCTTGAGAAGGTGCCAGCAAGCCATCGTAGGCTAAGGCTCTCAAGATGGATACCTGGAACCAAACTATCTGTCATGCACTTGTGGCACGGCTGAGGTTTGAGTCCGAAGGTTCCGTCGACCCTGATATGCGTCAGCCTTGTAGGGGTAGGTAAGACGGACGGAATGTCCGCCTCTGCCTATTCTAACTTAACTTATCGTAGTTTTAAATGATAAGGCTAAGCCATGAACCTATTAATACGGGGATTGGGGACTTAGCTCGAATATTTTCGAACCTGCATCTGAGCATCGCTCGGACCGGAATAACAAAGGTGCGGTTGTATGGACAAGAATAATGGGATCCGAAGATCAGAATGTCAAAACTGATGTCGGGACCAGAGCTTGGACCTACAGCTTGTGCTGTGGTTGCTACCTGACAAGTAGCAACCGGGGGCCGGTCCC